TTTAAAAAATGCATCGGAGGCATACGTAGGCATACATGCAAAACGCATCATCGCATCGCCAAGGTCTGTATAAAATGCTAGTTTAAAATCTTCTATTTTACGTGTTGGGTTTACTTCCCATGTTGGCCTTTTAAATGCATACACTCTTGGAATTTTGTATGACAATATGGTGTCTTCTTCCCATGAAATTTCAAATTGATTTCCTGGATCATCGTGTGGTAGTTCTTCATTCATAATAAATGTGTGTGTACGTTCAATAGTTTCTTTTTCTGCGATTACTGATTCATACCGTTGAGAAATAAAGTCACCCTGATATCTTGGGAATGAAAGTAAAACAACTTTACCAAGATCAGGAAAACGAGAATCTACAGTACCACGAAATGCCTTATATATATTGTCAGCAGTCTTACCCTGTTCATTGCCAGTATTAACCTCTGTTGCAAAACCAGAAATCTCATCAAGTACTGCCATAAGAAGGTTTAATCCCTCATGCGATTCTCTTTCTGAGTGACCAGAATAAACAGTAATTGCTTTATCAAACTCTACAGAATCTGCTTTAGCATTATATCTTCCAGCAAACCATGGTGACTTTTCAATCTTAGTTTTAAAACCTTTAAAGAAAACGTTCTTAGCCTGTTGAGCGTTAACCGCAACGTTAATAATATCAATGGCATCTCCTGCAGGCTTGCCAAAATAAGTTGCTGGATCTTTAAGGCATAAAAGTTTATATACTACATATGCACATGCTACTGTAGATATAAAGTCTTTTCCAGATCCCTTGCCAAGTTGCAGAATAAGTTCATTTTTTGTATATTTATTAAAATGGTTTAGTCCTTCAGTCTGCCCCATCAATTCCATAAGGTCTTCTTTACGATAGATTTGGCTCATAGCCTCTACGATTTCATACTGAATATCAGATAGTATTGGTTGACCAAGATAGTCTGGTGACTGCACAAATGTTTTTACATCAACTGGTTTTTCAATAAAATGATTTTCTTTTAATACTTCAAGGAAGTCATTGAACATCGTGGACAATTGTAATCACTTCGCCTTCTTTTGCAATAGATGAAAGCCTATGCATAATTAAATCACGAACTTCTGGATGTTCTGATGCAATGTCTCTAAGAATACCAACAAGAACTTCTTGACGACGTTCAATCTCAACCATCTCTTCTGCAAGTTCTTTATTCTCAAGAAGTCCAGCCTTTTGTAGCATTTCAATTCTAGACTTTTCAATATCTACAACTAATTTAATTGCTTGTGTTTTTGCACTAAGATTATTTGTCATTGATGCTTCATCAATAACTTCATAAGATTTTGTAATTAATTTACTATAATGTGCATCTGCTCCAGCAAGTGCTTCTTTTGCACGAGCACGAATTGCTTCATTAGCAGAAGCCATAACTTTCCACTCATTAATTAATGCAACAACACGAGTTCTTGGCATATCCAAATCTTTAGAAATTTTTGTTGGATCTTGTCCCTTAAGATATTCTGCAACAACTTTATTTACCTCATCAAGGTGATCAATTAATTCTTTTTCAGTTGACATTTTTTTCCTTTGCTATTTTAAGCAAAACTAAATATCCAATAAGGTCATCTATATCATTGTCTCCAACATAGTCTGTGCCCTTCATAAGTCTACTTAATTTATCATCAATTCTTACTCTAAGTTGTTCTACTGGATCTGATTTACTAAAAATTCTAACAGGGTCTAAAGCAGAATCTCCATATGCAATGTTTTTATCAATAAGCATTTTTGCAATTCCGTGACAAGTTACCCAAATATCTTTGCCAGAGGGTGCTCCTACAGAATAAAGATATAAATCTTCACAACTAAAATTTTTTACATCTTTAAATACTGGTTGCAAATTCATCGTCTAGATTTCCTTAATCCAAATTTTGCAAGGTATACGTAAATAGTTTCAACACTAGTTCCGCACTCCTTGGCAATGTCTTGCGGAGACTTTTTGTCCATAATAAACCTTTTACGGAGCCAAGCCTCGCTTGTATATAGTTTACCAGTCATAAGATTATTTGTCAAACTTTTCATTAATATCATAGTTAAATCTATCAGAGTCTTCCAATATCCATTTATCTTGATTTTCTACGTCATATTTTTTTTCATTAATTATTCTATCAATAACATAGTCTTTTTTAAGCGTAAAAGATGGCTCATAAACTCTTACCCTATTGTTTGGTTGTATAGCAAAGTTACCGTCATCTCGTTGTATAACGTGCCCACATTTATGATCTGCTGGACTTTCTGAATAGCCATCATCTAATACATTAGTATCGGGGTTGTGCCAATCAAGGGTAAATAAATATGTTCCTTTTACAAATGTTTTAGTTCTATCAATATAAGACATTCTAAGATTAGTGAGGTTTTCAAATTTAGTTACAGAAACATGGTGACTAAACGAATTCCACAATACTAGATTATGCAAGTCAACCTCTGGAACTCCTGGTTTTGTACAAAATGCAGATATCGGAAGTCTCCACCATAAGCCTCCATCTTCCATCATAATATGAAATAATGGGCTTCTTGATTTAATACTTGAAACACCAAACACAACACATTCAAAATATTTGTCGTGACTATCTTGATGGTTTCTTAAATAATTTCCTCTTACATAGCAGTTTATTGGTGGTATATTTGCGTTTAACTCTGGCATTATTCCTCAATCCTCATTGCTTTATTCCAGTTATTAATAGCCCAATGGCCGATGCCACAAGCGTCAGCAACGTCATTATCGTTAATAACTTTATCATAGTTGATTTCAATTAGTTTTATCGTCCTTTCTTTTCTAATTTGCCTTTCATATGTTTTATACCAAGATTCTGACTTCCCTGGTGTTTTTGCTCTAATATTTATTTGTTCTTCTTTTGTTAATTTTTTGTTCCCTAAATAGTTTTGCCAAGTAATTGGTGCTACCGTTCCTATAATTTTTGTTCCAGTTAACCCTGCTGCACCAAGCAGTGCACCTTGAACTAATGCAAGATCTGCAGCAGTCTTAGGGCTATTCATAAATACTGTATGTTCAATTACAATTGCTTCAAATCCACCAAAATGTTCAAAGAATGCTTTTGTTTTAGCGCAAGCATCCATAACTTTTTCATAATTTGTTTTACCACTAAAATTAATTTTACCAATATTGCCTAAGATATTATCATTAAAAATAGCAAAAGCAAGACTATTAGTGCTTGCGTCAATAGCACAAATTGTTTTTGGATTACCATTGTTGTTCATAATCAATAAATCCTTTTATTTGTTTTAGCATTTTGTCTACTTCTTTTTTATTTACATTACAGTTAGAGCAAAATCCAGAATCATTATATATTGATAGTTGTTCTTTACAGCCACCAAGGCAAAGTCTTTTTTTTCCTTTTCTTTTTTGTCTACGAGTTATTTGATACCTTTCGGCTATCTTTGCCTTTGTTGCTTCCTCTCTACAAGAGTTTCCACAATAAATTTGATAACTTACTTTAGGCTTAAATGGGGTCTCGCATCTTTCACACAGTCTCACATCAGTTAACCTTCTTCATCTTTTAATAATACCAAAGGTTTAATCTTGATTGTGCCTGGCCCTGCTTCAGCACAGGCTTTTTGAATTGGACATACTTTACAAATTTTTGAATTTGAGCGATATGGTATTTCTGGCAAATTTTGATCTTGCCAATTCTTATAAACTACCCTCATCCATTCAAAAGCCTGTTCTACCCAATTACGATAATGCTCATTTACTACTACAGGCAACGTAAGTAACTCATGGTTATTTTTATTTTCATAAATCATAACGCCTTTACGAATCTTTAAAACCTTCATATACATTAACAATTGCATTAGGTGACCCATCTTAGGTCGTCTACTTATTTTTTTGTATTGAAATCCATCATTGGGCATTGTCTTTATTTCGCCAACAAGTCTTTCACCCTTATAGTCAAGCATTACATCACCATATCCATCAAATGGTGGATCATCAGTTTTAACTCTAAACTCCATTGCTGGATGAGTTTGTTTGTTATATTTTCTTGGAAGTGGATCAAACTCCATATCCTCTACAAGCAATCCAGATGATGCTATTGCCTCTTGAATTCTTTCATGCCCAAGACTTCCCTGTGTTCTATTTGCTACACCAAAAGCATCTGCATTGTCATAAAATATTTGACCTTCAAATGCTAAATGCCAATACCTTGGACATTCTCCAGAGCCGTAGGTTAAATTAGATGCAGAAAAATTATTTTTCTTTGTAAATTTTGGTTTTGTTTTAGCAAGATACCCAGAGTTAATTGCGTCTACCAAACCCTCAACAAAACTTTCGTCTTCTTCAGTATTTGTAACTTTACTTTTGGTATCTTTAATCATAATCTGTTTTAATAAATTTTTAGCCATTTTTTATCCCTTGTTTATATTAAGTATAGCAGGTTAGCGCATTATGTATTTAAGCGCTGACACCAAATCGTTAATTGCTTGTGCTGCCGTAAAGTATATATTTTTCTTTGCTCTGTCTGATTTATCAACATTAGCCATCCAAGTTGCTTTAAATGACATTTTTGCAGCAATGGCCTGAAGCCTGACAATTTCAAGACTAGCAGCCTGAAGCGGAATATCTGGCTTTATAATAATTTTTGCAATCATAGTTAGAGCAACGGTTAATTCTTCGTCTTGCATATAATCTGCAATTTCTGTCAAACCATTTACCATATCAAGCGTTGTTTTTTGTGATCCTGCCTCACTCATCTATTTTTCTCCTCTGTTAATTGTTCTAACATATCCATTTCAATTATAGCAAGTCTTACCTTTGTATTACCTTCTCCAAGTATTACAATAATTGCTGGAGATTTGTCTCTACCCGCCTGAATAGAATCAGTAACGGCTTTGGCCCAAATATCTTTATTCAATGTAAAAGATTTATTTGCTTCTTTAAAATCAACAACAAATTCTCTCCATGTAGCATCTCCCTTTTGGGTGTTCCTTCCTGAATTTTTATGTTGTTTTGCACCTATTCGTTTTGATTCATTTTTTTCACTCATTAACAAAATCCTTTTTTCTTTTTTTAGGAGGAATTAGATTAACTTTTGAAATATGTTTTTGTGAACACATCCAGGTAGCATCTCCAGTTTCTTGCCAATATCTTAAAGTTGTTACAATTTCTTGACATGTTTTACAAGGCCACTTGCCAGGATAAGTTGAAAATTTATATTCAGGCATTAATTATTTTAGCCTTAAGTTCTTCTTGTAAATTTAAATCTTCTTTAACACGATTAATAAATCCGTCACGACCTTGTACTTTAGTACCGTCATCTAACTGATACCACGCTCCAGTTCTATTTACTAAGCCCATTGATTCTGCAGTATCAACTAAATCTCCTATTGCATCAATACCAACATTATCACCTCTAAAATAAAAGTCATACTCACCAGATTGAAAACCTGGAGAG